ATCACTATTACTTACAGGTTCGGCCTGAAGCATGGCGGCGCGATAGGCGTTCCAGCCGACAGCTTTTCCGTGTTCAAACGCACTGTCAAAGTCATCATCAATTTCTATCGCATCAGGAACCACCGCTGGCTGCGGTAACTGTGGCGCTGCGTAGAGTGGCATCGGCTCGCTATATTCTGCCAGCTTAGGGTCATCTGCATGCAGTAGATAGCCCTTGTATGTCATGTATGCCACCGGCTCCTGCTCCATGCTGGCGAGTAACTGTAGAGCGAGTTCACGTTCAAGGTCATCATAACTGCCGCGATATGCGATATCTATAAGGTCTTCTATGGTGAATTTGGTCATGGGTTAGCCCTTCCCGATAACTGCGTTAATTTGATTAAGAACGATATCTGTCATCACGCCTTTCCCGTTTGCGGCAACGTGGGACAGAATTTCTCTGCGTGCGGCTTTGAGAGTTCCGACACTCACCATGACCATTTGCCTATTCTCGTTGTTTGCCGCCTGCAAGCGCTCTAAAGGAGATTTGTCAGTCACCTCACCCACCCCCTTCACGCCAATGCCAGCTGCTGGCATATCGCACATGTTAGTTGGATGAGGGTTCTCGCGAATAATCCGCGCCATTCGAGCTGCAGGGGTTTCTGTTTCTTCATTGAACTCGCGAATTACAGCAGCCAACTTGTCAGCGTCATCAGGCGAGATATCGCCATCAATAAACATCACTGGCTTACACTTATTCGCCTCCAGTTCTGCTATGCGCTTCTCTGCGGCTTCCAGCTCATCCAGCAGCGCCAGAACGGTTTGTGAATGTATATCCATGTTGAACACGCCATGCTCTTGAGCTTTCTCAGCTGTTTGGCGCAGCGCCTGTTTGTTGAGTGCTGTCATTGGGATGCTCCTTGGCTCTCGACTGCGCCATCTAGCAGAAACACACAGTCATTTTTGTGTTCGGCACATGACCAGAAAACCTCATCATCGCCACGAAAAATATCTACCTGCACCGTGGTTTTATATTTAGCCACTGCGCCACAGCGGCATTTCGCGGAAGTGTTTTTCTTCTTGGATAAGACACCTTCAACTCTCGGATATTTGCTCATAGCGAGGCTCCTTTGCGAATTTGCTCCCTGAACAAGCGGGCTGAGACGATGATGTCTCTGATGCGTACTGATTTTTCGTCGAACTGCTCACCACTGTTTTTAATATGCGCATCCAGTTCTGCACTGTGATGCCGAATGAAAGCGTTGAGGTCATGCGCCCGCACTTCAGCCAGGAAGGCGTCTGTCGCCGGGGTTTCAGGAATAGTGTCTGGAATAACTTCTGAGTAAATGCGATCCATTGCTTCGCGCCATCCATATTCACAGGCGTTATAACCGTCAGTCTGAAGACCGTTATCCTCAACACCACAGCCCATTCCGATGCTTTGATAATCAGGCTCGTTACTGCGGTCAATCACTGCTGATAGAGTGTCTTTCAGCCCCGTATTCTCCGCAGCCAGCGCCGAAAACTTCTCGTGTGCCAACTTAACAGCTGCATCAGCCTGCTTAATTGACTCAGTCGCTTTCTGGTGGTCTTCGGCCAGCCCTGCTAAATCAGCCTCCAGTTCGGCTAGGCGTTCATTTAATGCATCTCGTTCATCCAGTAGAGCCAGCACAACCTGAGGTGTTACTTTCATACGAAATGCCAGCAATTTTTGAGGTGTTGCTACTGTTTCAATTGCTACTGCTGCCTCACGCAGTACCTGATAGTCAATCTTGCTCACTGGTTGCCTCCTTTGCGCCACATCGCATTCAGATATTTGTTGTCATTAACAGAACCGAAACTCTTTCTCTTAAGCAATTCCTCTCTCGATGGCATTGGCTTTACGCGTTGGCGAATAATAATTTCTGCCGGAAGAATGCCGGGATTGTATGCAAGTCCTCTCATGGTAAATTCCTCAGTCATTACTGATAGCGCCATAGCGTGAGCGGTAATTACGCAGGCGCGGGTCAATTTCAGGGAAGTGGGTATATGTGGCTTTGCGGAATGGTCGGATTGATGTCTGGTAAATTCGCTCGCGTTCTTCTTTCTCTGCAAGCCATATACAGTGGCGAAATTCCTTTTCCTCTTTTGTTTCCTGCGGTAGCGACATTATCAGGTCGTAGTTTTTTCTGAATTTATCCAGCACCTCCGATACGGAATTGCCGGAACAGCGGCGCGGGTCATCCGCACCATACAGAGGCGCTGGCATAATGGAATCCTTATTTTGCTAATTTAGAAGGGAATTGAATCGTCGTATTCAGGATGATTTTGATGATTGCTACTTTGTTGCTGTTGGCTGTTTCCTGAAGTTGCAAATCCAATCTTTGCATTCAGTAATTCAAGAGTGATTGATTGACCATTTTGCCCCTGATAAACATCAACCCTGATGTTTTCTCCGGTAATTTCTACAATGCCTCCTTCAACCAGAACGCTACGATAGTAATCCGCTTGCGCTCCCGGCTTGGCAAATACAACGGCGCTGTAGTTTGTCCATTCTTTCTTTTTTGTCTGGCGATCGTAATACTGAACGCCAGCACGGATGTTGAATCCGATATTTTCCCCGGCCTGAAACTCTCTTGCAGGCTTGTTTAGTCTTACAGTAATCGAATGTGCCATTAAGCAGCCGCTCCTTCTAATTCGTCTCGTCTGATGTTGTAAACGTCCTGCGCTTTGTGCTGCTCCGGTGTGCCTTCGAGCATCTTCCACGCTTTGGCGAACGCCTGTTTAAGCTCTTCCACGGTGTTTTTCTGCATTGCTGCGTCAGTGAATGCTTTTAGAACCTGTTCAGGTGTAGGTGATGGTTTTGATTGCTTTGCTGCTGCGTTCTGCTGATGTTTATGCTCGTCTGTATCTGCATCTTTCGCATCATCAATGCCGAACAAACCATTGAGGCAATACTTGCGTGCATAAGAGCTTGTAGCTCCAGTAACTTGTGCAGAATCCATTCCTTTCTTGCTTTCTTCCTCTCGTGCAAGAGCGGTTGCCGTATGACTGTTTTCGCCATCGGTAATAGTTGCCGTGGCTTTCACGTAATACCGATCACCAATCAACACAACTTCATCGCTGATTGATAAAAACAGGCCATTCAGTAACGGCTTAACGCCTTCAAGAATGTCTTCGCAGCTTCTGTATTTATATTTGCCGAATGAGTTGTACTGATTCTTTGGCGCGTTCAGATTCTCCTGAATAGCTGCCAGTCTTGCGTAAAATTCTTTGCTCATATGTTTGTTCTCAGAATGGACATGGCCCAAGGAAATAACGCTGATTTAATACTTCAGTCTTTGCCGCATTTAAAAATACGCGAACACCTTCACGATCTCCCTTCTGGCGATACATTAACGCCTGCTGCGTGTACATGCGTCTCTGTAACTTGCTCTCCTTCACTGTGGTTGCAAGTGACATGAATATCTCCTTCGTTACCGATTAATTCTTTCATCTGACGAATGAATTCTTCGTCTGACCAGTTATCTGTAAAGCTCATTTCCTGCGATACCACGGAAGGTTGATAGCTGATTTCATCGCTTTATTTGCTTCAAGCCACATTTTGGAATCACCAATAAATCGGGCTATTACTGCTTTGTTCTGTGCAGCACGAAGCATCTGGTGATTGATGGCTATTTCATTGCGCATAATAAGACCTCAACTCTTTTCCATCCGTCACGTAATTTACGGGTGATTCGTTCAAGTAAAGATTCATTTAGTTGGAAGGCACCCATGCGAGCGCCTCCCGCGATTGCGTAAATCATGGGTGGTTCCTTATGTTGGTTTTATTAGTAGGTTATTTTTGTTGCGAATACTTCGCCTTTTACGATGGCTGTTATGATATTTTTAGCAACATCTTCTGATGCGCCAACCTTGATAAGGTCAGCAAGTATTTTGTTATTTACTTCTTTCCGGTGAGCTTTATCCTTTGCTCTACGCTCTTCTTCTTCCTTGATTCTTTTTTCTTCTGCTATTCTGGCTTGCTCTTTTGCTTCAGCCTCGCGCCGGATTCGTTCAGCCACCTCCTGTGCTTTTCGGCGTTCTGCTTCAATTGCCGCCTGCTTTTCTCTTTCAGCTCGTTCTGCTGCCTCTTTTGCTTCGCGCTGTGCTCGTTGCTCGGCTTCAATACGTTCACGCTCTGCACGTTCCGCTGCGGCCTTAGCTTCTGCTTCTCGCCTTGCTGCTGCTTCAATTTCGGCTTTTGCCTTTGCTTCGGCTTCTGCTCTGGCTTTCTCTTCAGCTTCTCTTTTTAAGCGTTCTTCATGCTCTCGCTTTTCCCGCTCCGCTTTGAGTCTTGCCTCTTCTCTTTGGCGGTCAAATTCGCGATCCATCAAAATCGCTATTTCATGGTCAGACTCAATTTGCTTTGCGAGAGCTTCAGCTGCTGCCTTAGCTTCTTCTTCGGCTTTAATCCGCGCCTGTTCTTCCTCATAATCAGTAAGAGGCTGGCGCGCCTTGGCTTTCAGCTCATCAAGGCGATCACGCACTGTCTTGCGGTTGGCATCAATTAGCTTTGGAATTTCCTTCAGTTCAGCAACAAGGTCTTTGCCAAGACCATCGAGATATGTTTTCGTCTGCGCAACTTTATACGCCAGAGAAGCGATCTCATTTCTGCCCTTTGCCGTTGTGATATCAGGCACAAAGGACATAACTTCACGTTCAACCTTTTGGAGAATTTCTTCAATCTGGTCGGCAGACTGAAATACAGTCATTGCATTTGCTTTTTCAATAACAACTAAATCTGTTACTTCACTCATATATCCTCCGTCAAAAAAATTGCCCTCACATTGGAGGGCAAAGAAGATTTCCAATAATCAGAACAAGTCGGCTCCTGTTTAGTTACGAGCGACATTGCTCCGTGTATTCACTCGTTGGAATGAATACACAGTGCTTATTCGTCATGCATTTCAGGTAATTCTTCGTATTCGACGCCCCATACGAGTTTACACCAAGTGACTCGCTCATATCTTTTACAAAAATCAGACCACATAACTTGTGTTCCATCATGGTTTGTTATTACTTCTGTAATATCACCAACACTAACAAAACTGGTATTAGAAGCAGTTATTTTTACTTTCATTACTTATCCCCAAGAGCTTTTCTGATTGCTGCAAGACCTTTATTAACAGCTTCATACCATTCTGGATATGTTGTCGTTGTTCTATTTTTGGATTGCTTAAGTAATAACTGAAGTGCTTCGAGAAGGTCAGGTGCTGCCGCTATCAGTAGCGCATCCTCCCTTTCATTTCTTGTTGCTGCTTCAATGTATGTGTCACCAATCGTCACACCATGGAACGTAGTCATCATCTCGTTGACGTTTCTAACCGTGTACTTCCATTTACCAGGCGTACCCTTAAACTCTTTCATATTCACCTCTGTTGTTTATGCCCAAAATAAAGGCCGACTATGCGGCCTAGTAGAATACCCAATTTTCTGTTTCTTGGTTGTGTCCAAAGTTATATTCAATATCTGGTGTTGATGTATCAATATTCTTCATCCCATCAACAAGAGTTGATACAACAGCCAAATCTTGTTTGATTCTCATCAAATGGTATTTCTTTCGGCGCAATAAACTTTCAATGGCAAGTTTCTTAGTCGGGAATGCAAAAGATCTTTCTGCATTTTTTGCTACTTTCTTAATTGCATATCTATTTCTCTTTTGTTTCCATTCCTGTAACCACTGATTTGGTGCTGGTTTAAAATTAACAATCCAATGCGCAGGAACCAACCATGCATAATGCTCTGTCTGATGAAAAGCTATATATTGAAGTGCGAATATTTTGATTCCATCTTCTTCAACTGTCGCTTGGAATCTCCAGAAAACAGGCATTCCATCATGTTCAGTTTCTGATTCAGGAAAAGGTACGCTCCATGATTTTGTCATATCTCACCTCAAATAATTCAGTGCAGTGTTTATTCTGTTGTTTATGCCAAAAGAAGGCCGACTATGCGGCCTCGGAAGGAAGTCCAATCATCTTATTCAAATCTTCTACCCGTAAAGCAGGAAGTGCTGTACTTGCTTTATCTGCTTCTTTTGGTAGCAATTCTTTGCTTTCAGGCCAAACCTCAATAAGTCGCTTAACTGTTGTGACTGAGTTCAAAGCAGCCCATACATTTGATTCGATATCCTTTTTCTTGGCTTCAAGTTTTTGTTGCAATGCGCAGATTTCATCAAACCTTTTTGTTATTTCGTGTTCTGCGCTAAACATGCATTTATCTTTGTTCGGAGTAGGGAGCAATATATCTTCGCCGTTGCCGTCTTCCCCATATGAAAGCCATCCAACCCTTCTGCCAGATACAGTCAGATAAATTGAAGTAGAACGAACATCGTATGAGTAAAATGAACATCCCATCTTTCCAAGTTCTTCACTTATAGCTACCAACTTGGATGATAACTGATCCACTTCCTCAGTTTTCTTTTTACCGCCAAACGCAATAACTCTGGCGTCAAGTGCAAGCTGGTTCTTTAACTTTGTTACTTCTTCAAGTTCAGTGAAAACCCCAGACTTAATTAAAGCGTTACGAGCGATTTCCTCTTTCATTCTCGTAGTTAAGCGGATTGATGACATATTAATTCCTCTCAAATAAGTGGTTTGCTGCCAAAACAATGAACCATCCGGAAATTCCAGATAGTTCATAATTCACTCTTCAATACTTCCAACTTACTAATCGCCGATAGATATCCGCGCTGATAGGGCATCATCATTCCTTCGAGCTTGCCACTTCTTAACTCCTCCCTGAGCAATTGTATTGCTTGATCAATAACCTCTGCCTTAGCGTCCTTTATGGCTTGCTTGCGGGGCTTTGCTTTCTGCTTTGGCAGATTTCTCAAGCATGATGGAATGTATGTCTGATTCATCACTTACCTCGCCGTCAGTTGTTTTGATTTCCGGTAGCCTGCCGCGTAAAGAGCTACGTTTGGCAGGCAAATACTTCCACTGCATTCATCTGCCTTCTTGCAGCGAAGGCTTCCGAGTGAAGCTGCTTTGTCTGCTCTGACGCAACCAGAGAGCTTTAGCGCAATTTTTCGCGCCAGTCGCTGCTCTTGCATTGCCTGTTCACGTTGAGCCTGTCTGCGTGCTCTGCGGCGATTTCTGGCGTTATCGTCAGCCAGATATGTAATGACTACTGTCATGTTGACCTCCGGGTAGGTGCACATCCTTGTGTGTCGATGATTATTTGTTTTTGCGTTCCCACATCCAGTCATCTACTTCAGACCAGATAGTGAAACCGAAGCCGATGGCGAATGTGGTAACTAAACCACCGAGAATTGGGTTGGTCATGATGTCTAACATTTTCTGTTCCTCAGATGATTAGCTTTGGTGGTGTGGTGGCTGGTAGTCTAGCTCCAGCTTGTTGAGTCTCATTCGGAGGGGTATAACCGGCACCCCAGCGATTTTTCCATGCGACAACGTGCGCGTTATGGCGGCCTTATCGCCCGCGGCTCCCCATCTCGTCCACGCTATTGCTAGCGTTGGGAGCGCTTCACCGCTCAACAGTAGGTAAGCACTTGCCAGTGACTAGCTGGCTTCACCACACCCCAAAGCCAACTACTCTTTGGTTCCCGCATTTCGGCGGGACAATCCCATCAATGTTAAAGAGCCTGCCAATCTGTTCCGTTTGGCTACCAGCGTCCTGCTGATGGCTAAAGAATACTGTAGGTATTTTATTGTGTAAATACCCAAGGTATTTATTTTTGGTGAAATAATGATAAGCAAATGAATACAAAGGATATTTATTTTTTCGGTGTCTGCTTGTTCAGTGCTTTTTATGCGGGATATGTGAAGTGGATCCCGATAGCTATTGCTGCCGGGATTATGGGTTAGTCAGCGAAGGTTAAGACGAGAATTACCTTAATGATGTCTGCTACAACAGACACGGCCATAGATAAACCAAAGACAATCCAAGCCATAGAGATGTCTTCACTACCATCGTATAGAGTTCCGTAATCACTGGTGTAAGGCGTAAATGTCGCGCCTTGATACAATAGGTATAAGCTTGATCCATAGAGGATAAATGCAGATATCCCTTGTATTGCCATGATCGCCAGAATCATGAAACGAGCTGATCTATGCGCCCAAGCCTGGCTTATTTTTTCTGATAGAGATTTCGCAATAAAAGCATGCGCTAAGCCGTAAATTGTTGAGATTGCCAACATCCCCAAAAAGCTTGCTATAGCGGTTACAACCATAATCGCCCCTTGCGTGATCAAACCAGCCTTAGTTTTGTCTCAATTGCAACGCCTATAATCTTGCAGTTTCCATTGATTGGCACGAGAGGCCATGCAGGATTAAGTCCCTTGAGGTATTTATTTCCGCCGTCGATTATCAGCTTCTTGAATGTTGCTTCGTTAGAGTCAGAAAGTTTTGCTATGACCAAGCTGCCGTTGATCGCCTCCCTTCCGGTATCGAAAAGAACGAATGTTCCCTCTGGAATGCTTAACCCAACCGGTGCCGTCATTGAATCACCTTCCACTTTAAGCCAAAACGCATTACCTTGAATATGCGCGTCAGACTCAAGCCAAACATCTATGTCTTTAATGGTGTATGGTTCGCATGCTTCACACCACGAGCCAGCCTGGATACTGCTTAACACCGGATACCTCTTTCCTGCTCTGTATTCCCCTGCATACCTTACGTTGGCATCGCTCTTAAGGCTTTCTGCCTGTTCTGCAACCTTGGCAGCAATTGACTGGCTAAAATCAGCAATTGAGACTTGCAACAATCGTGCAAAACCAGATGCAACCTCAACGTTTAGCGCATTTCTGCCATTAAGATAATGCCCTACCGCTCCTTGGGTGATACCCAGTTCATCAGCGATTGAGTATTGGGTTATTCCCAATTCTTTCTTTTTTGACTCATACAAAGCCTTAAGCCGCTTAGCGTCTTCGAGCTGTTCTGTCGTCAGTGATTTTTTATTTTCCATAGCTTAATTCTAATAGCTAAGGTACTTAAACTAAAAATACCCTGAGTATTGATTGCCTTGAATACCTGTAGTATTCTTTGTTCATGGTTAATAACGGAGAGTGCATATGATTCGAATGACACTTGCCGATTACGCCAAAATCCATGGACAGGCTAAAGCAGCCAGTGACTTTGGTGTAATCCAGTGCGCTATCAGCAAGGCCATTCTGGCAGGCCGTAACATCATGGTTACGGTAAAGCCTGATGGCAGTGTGATTGGAGAGGAAGTTCGTCCTTTCCCAAGCAACAAGAAAAACAAATAGTAACACCGCTCTTTAACAGTCATGGTCCTCATTCCCGCCGAAATGCGGGAATACAACGCGCATAAGTTGATGCGCATAACTTCTTATTAGTTAAGGAAATACTTACATATGCAACTTACAAGTACTCGCAAGAAAGCGAATGCAATTACAAGCAACATCCTGAATCGAATTGCTGTACGTGGTCAGCGAAAGGTTGCCGACGCGTTAGGGATTAATGAATCGCAAATTTCGCGATGGAAAGACAGCTTCATCCCAAAAATGGGAATGCTTCTGGCTGTTCTTGAATGGGGTGTTGAAGACGAGGAGTTGGCGGAACTGGCTAAGAAAGTAGCCAGAATGCTGACAAAAGAAAAAGCCCCGAAGAACGGCGAATTCTTCGAGGCCTGATGTAGAAAGACTGGATCAATCCACGGGAGTAATTATGACAAAACGTCGTAAGAAATACCAGGAAAAAGAAGAGATTCGACACCCTGATTCACCTGAGGGATTAGTGGTAGCCGCAGCAAATAACAGGGCGTTCGCAGAGCGCCTTGTTGGTGTTTACAGACTAGCCAAAGCAGGAGTGAAACATGGGCGTCGTTAAGTTAGCTGATTACAGGCATAACCCTGTACAACATCAGGAGGCATCCAGTATGGGGTATGTCTCTATACACCGCCAGTTTATGGACAGCAGGCTCTATAAGGACTCTCAGGCAGTACATCTTTGGCTTCACTTAATCCTCAAGGCTAATCACGAATCTACTGTCGTCAATACGGATATCGGGCCGATAACTGTTGATCGCGGTCAGATGATAACTGGACGCCCGTCGCTGGTCAGAGAAACATTCATCCCCGACAACAAAGTTCGGAGCTTATTGCGGACTTTTGAGTCGAAAGGGATGCTTAATATTTGCTCGATGGGGAAGAAATTTAGCCTGTTTACAATCGTTAAATATGACGATTTTCAGGCAAAAAATTGTCCAACGGTTGTCCAACGGTTGTCCAACGCAAACACCAGTAATGGCGCGGCTCTCAGCGGAGATTGTCCAACGGTTGTCCAACGGTTGTCCATAAACAATAATATAAATAATATCTCTAATACTGACGTATTAGAGAGTACCGCAGCAGACAAAAAGTCTGACAAGAAAAAACCTTCCGTTAGCTGTCAGGATGTTGTCGATGCTTACCACGAAATCCTTCCTGAAGCGCCAAAAATCCGCGCACTGAATGACAAGCGTAAAAACCAGATCCGAACGTTCTGGCGCAAAGCCGGAGTGATAACCCGCCAGCTTGACGGGCATGGGTTCACGATGCAGGACTGGAGAAATTATTTGAGCTACGTAGGCGAAAATTGCCGATGGATGTTCGAAGAGCGTCCAAACCATCAACGCGGAACCGTCTGGCACAAAAAGGGATTTGATTTCCTGCTTAACGATAATACCTACCTGAAAGTTCGTGAGGGTGAACACGATGACCGATAATTTTTATGCGCCGCCCCATAGCATCGAGGCAGAGCAGGCGGTGATTGGTGGATTGCTTCTGGATGATGACAGCAGTGAGCGCGTCCAGAAAGTCCTGGCGATGCTGAAGCCTGATTCATTTTACAGCCGACCACACAAAATCATTTTCGAAGAAATAACCAGAATGCACCGTGAGCAAAAGCCAGTAGATGGCCTGACGCTTTTCGATGAACTGGAGCGTAAATCGTTAACGGTGTCTGTTGGCGGTTTTGCTTATATCGCTGAGATCGCAAAGAACACGCCAAGCGCAGCAAACATCGTTGCCTATGCAATGCAGGTTCGTGAAACCGCAATGGAACGCTACGCCATCAACCGCATGACTGAAGCGACGGAATTGCTCTATTCCCGCAACGGAATGACTGCAACGCAGAAGTACGAAGCTATTCAGGCGATTTTCACGCAACTGACAGACCATGCAAAAACCGGATCGCGTCGCGGACTTCGCTCATTTGGTGAGGTCATGGAAGACTGGGTTAGCGACCTTGAGAAGCGATTTGACCCGTCAGGAGAACAACGAGGAATGAGCACAGGGATCCCATCGCTGGACAGGATGCTGTCACCGAAAGGTCTGGTGAAAGGCTCTCTGTTTGTCATTGGCGCTCGCCCTAAGATGGGGAAAACGACGCTATACAGCCAGATGGCAATCAACTGCGCAGTTCATGAGAAAAAGCCTGCTCTGATGTTCAGCCTTGAAATGCCAGGTGACCAGATACTGGAAAAACTGGTGGGACAGAAGTCAGGTGTTAACCCGAATATTTTTTACCTTCCGGCGACAAATGACGCTGATGACGGCTATCAGGGTGATTACGATGGTGACTTCAACAGGGCGATCGAAACAGCCAATCGCTTGAGTGAAATCGACATGCTTTACATCGACGACACGCCGGGATTATCTCTGGCTCAAATCGTCAGCGAAAGCCGTAGAATCAAGCGAGAAAAAGGATGTGTTGGCATGATTCTGGTCGATTACCTGACACTAATGACCGCTGAGAAGGCCGATCGCAACGACCTTGCTTACGGCATGATCACCAAAGGACTGAAGAACCTTGCCAAAGAGCTTGATTGCGTTGTTGTGCTTCTGACGCAGCTTAACCGCGCACTGGAAAGCCGAACCAATAAACGCCCATTACCAAGTGACTCACGAGATACAGGGCAGATTGAACAGGATTGCGATTATTGGGTCGGGATCCATCGGGAAGGCGCTTTTGATGACAGTGTTCCACCTGGTGAAACTGAACTAATCCTTCGTCTCAATCGTCATGGCAATACCGGCACGGTGTATTGCATTCAGGCAAATGGCGCTATTTATGACACAGACCAACAGTCTGCTGAAATGCGCCGCCGTGAACGCGAGGAACCGCAGTCCAAGAAGAAAGGAGGATTCTGATGAATAAAAAACAATTAGCCATTCTCGAAAAGGCATGGGATGCACAAATATCATGCGCTTTGAAAGAACAGGCACTACCAATAATCCAGACCAAATCGAAAATAGCCAGGCAGTTATGCGATGACGGATTCCTGAACGAAGTTGAGATTACGCGCCAGATGGTAACGTTCAAAGGGTATGAGATAAATCATCATGGTATAGCGGCGTATTGCTCCCATCTTCCTGATGACGTTGACATTGATGAAATGGAAAGGGAGATGAAGGAATGACCATCTACATCACTGAGCTTGTAACAGGCCTGCTGGTAATCGCAGGCCTTTTTATTTGGGGGAGAGGGAATTGGAGGCTTTAAGAAATGAGTACGATAGCTGAGCTTGTCAGGGCTAATTTTCGTGAAGAGTTGGTGCGTTGGTATCGGTATCGTTCATCGTCCAGTTTGCCGATTGATGAGTTGTATGAGCATTCACCTGCTGCACGACGCTATCCGCGTGACCGTGTTCTTCGACGGTTGTCCAAACTCAACAATGAGTTTCAGCGCAACAGAATTATTCGGAGTCTGGATTTAAAGTAAAGGAGTGAGCATGACAAATCAGCAGCAAATAGAGTTCATCCTTGAGCAGATTCGAAAAATGCGAGAAAAGAACCAGCCAGACATGATGGAAATATGGAGACGCCAGCAGGAAGAATACCGCAAGCATATTTTTGGTGAGAGAAAACAGGATGACTGGAGCCTATATGGCTATGGCACCAGGACAAATAAAAACGGATATAGCCTTTACACATATTGAGGAATTCCATGAAACAGACAATTTTCCTCAGGAGTAAGCAACAACAGCAAGCCGCAATCACCGCCATCCTCGCAACACCACTCGATAAAGACAAGCCAGTTACCATCCGCATTACTGACTACAAGCGCAACCTTGACCAGAACGCAAAATTTCACGCGATGCTGGCGGATATCGCAAGTCAGGTTCAATGGTGCGGCAAATGGTTAAAACCAGAACAATGGAAGGTTTTGTTGATAAGCGGTCATGCAGTGGCAACAAAGCAGGAAGCTGATGTTTTGCCCGGGCTTGAAGGCGAATACGTCAACATTCGCGAAAGTAGCGCGCAGATGAGCGTGAAGCGCATGGCAAGCCTGATTGAGTACACGACAGCATGGGCTATTGGTCAGGGTGTCAGATTTACCGACAGGAGGTACGAATGAGACGACAGCGACGAAGCATCACCGACATCATCTGCGAAAACTGCAAATACCTTCCAACGAAACGCTCCAGAAATAAACGCAAGCCAATCCCAAAAGAATCTGACGTAAAAACCTTCAACTACACGGCTCACCTGTGGGATATCCGGTGGCTTAGAGAACGTGCGAGGAAAACAAGGTGATTGACCAAAATCGAAGTTACGAACAAGGAAGTGTCGAGCGAGCTTTAACGTGCGCTAACTGCGGTCAGAAGCTGCATGTGCTGGAAGTTCACATGTGTGAGCACTGCTGCGCAGAACTGATGAGCGATCCGAATAGCTCAATGTACGAGGAAGAAGACGATGAATGAGTTAATAAATGGCAATGCTATCAAAATGACAAGCATTGAAATCGCTGAGTTGGTGGGTAAGCGTCATGACAATGTGAAACGTACCATCGAAACGCTGGCTAAAAATGGTGTTATCCGGCTTCCTCAAATTGAGGTTTCCGAAAGAATCAATAACTTAGGGTTCAATGTTCAGTACGAGCATTACGTCTTCGAAGGCGAACAAGGTAAGCGAGACAGTATTGTCGTTGTTGCCCAGTTGTCGCCGGAATTCACCGCTCGTCTTGTTGACCGTTGGCGAGAGCTTGAAGAAACTGCGGTTAATATCCCCAAAACGCTACCAGAAGCGTTGCGCCTTGCTGCTGATCTTGCTGAGCAGAAAATGCAACTGGAAAACCAGCTCGCAATTGCCGCACCTAAAGTTGAGTTTGCCGATCGCGTTGGCGAGGCCAGTGGAATTTTGATTGGAAACTTTGCAAATGTTGTTGGAATTGGTCCAAACAAACTGTTTGCATGGATGCGCGATCACAAAATCCTTATTGCTTCAGGTTCCCGGCGCAATGTGCCAATGCAGGAATATATGGATCGCGGCTATTTCACAGTGAAAGAAGCAGCGGTCAACACAAATCACGGAATACAGATATCGTTCACCACAAAAATCACCGGACGTGGCCAACAGTGGCTGACCAGAAAGCTGATCGATAACGGAATGCTGAAAGTAACAGGGGAGGCTGCTTAATGGCTAATCTACGCAAAGAAGCACGCGGCAGAGAATGCCAGGTACGTATTTACGGCATATGCAATGGCAACCCTGAAACTACAGTTCTGGCACATTACCGGATGGCTGGAATTTGCGGAACGGGAATGAAACCTGACGACCTGATCGGCGCATGGGCTTGTAGTGACTGCCACGCGGAGATCGACCGACGCACAAGGATTCTCGACAACAAAGACGCCAGACTTTACCACCTCGAAGGCGTGATCAGGACGCAGGCGATACTGCTGAAGGAGGGGAAGATTAAGCCATGAACGAATATCAGTTTGTGCTTCCATACCCACCGTCGCTGAACACCTACTGGCGAAGACGGGGAAGCCAATACTACATCAGCGATAAAGGCCAGAAATACCGAAAAGACGTTCAGCAAATCATCCGCCAACTCAAGTTAGACATTTTCACCAAATCACGACTCCGCATCAAAGTCATCGCAGACGTTCCAGACTCCCGCCGCCGCGACCTCGATAACATCCTGAAAGGTTTACTCGACTCACTTATCCACGCCGGATTTGCGGAAGACGACGAGCAATTCGATGACATTCGCGTAATTCGTGGTGTGAAAGTACCAGGCGGAAGGCTTGGAATAAAAATCACCGAACTGGAGAACGTATGAACGCCACAATTCAAACGATACCAGAGCTTCTTATCCAGACACGAGGCAATCAGACCGAAGTGGCGAGGATGCTTTCCTGCGCAAGAGGAACAGTGCTCAAGTACAACCGAGACAGCAAAGGCGAGCGTCACGTAATAGTTAACGGCGTCCTGATGGTCAAACAGGGCAAGAGGGGTAGACCATGAGACTGGAAAGTGTAGCTAAATTTCATTCGCCAAAAAGCCCGATGATGAGCGACTCACCACGGGCTACGGCTTCTGACTCTCTTTCCGGTACTGATGTGATGGCTGCTATGGGGATGGCGCAATCACAAGCCGGATTCGGAATGGCTGCATTCTGTGGTAAGCACGAACTCAGCCAGAACGACAAACAAAAGGCTATCAACTATCTGATGCAATTTGCACACAAGGTATCGGGGAAATACCGTGGTGTGGCAAAGCTCGAAGGAAATACTAAGGCAAAGGTACTGCAAGTGCTCGCAACATTCGCTTATGCGGATTATTGCCGTAGTGCCGCGACGCCGGGCGCAAGATGCAGAGATTGCCACGGTACAGGCCGTGCGGTTGATATAGCAAAAACAGAGCAGTGGGGGAGAGTTGTTGAGAAAGAATGCGGAAGATGCAAAGGCGTCGGTTATTCAAGAATGCCAGCAAGCGCTGCATATCGCGCTGTGACGATGCTAGTACCAAACCTTACCCAACCCACCTGGTCACGCACTGTTAAGCCGCTGTATGACGCTCTGGTGGTGCAATGCCACAAAGAAGAGTCAATCGCAGACAACATTTTGAACGCGGTCACACGTTAGCAGCATGATTGCCACGGATGGCAACATATTAACGGCATAATATTGACTTTTTGAATAAAGTTGGGTAAATTTGACTCAACGATGGGTTGCTGCCTTCGTTCAAGCCCTGATATTAACGTCTCGGGGCTTTTTGCGTTTTAAGCACAACGGAAAGCCTTATTTCATGCCCTGCTTAGTCTCGACACTAAGTATTTGGGAGAGTTGGCTTCCCCATGTGGTTAAAACAGGGTTTGTAATGGGTACTCAGCCAAAGAACCTTCCTGTAGGGCGCTGAGCTAAGTCTCACGTAGTAGCCACCACATCCTAACCTGCTACCTCAGGAAATCGGTCGAAAGACGCCTGATAAACGTAACTGGTCCCATTCAGCTATGGCTAGACCGGCCAGTCGAAAAGCAGTATCGTCACTGCCTGCCATAGCGAACATAGACGAGCAACTAGACGAGGTTGTTATGGAAAAAATCTCTGAAAGAGAACTGCATTTTCTCAATCGAATTCTTCAATTTAAGCAGGAGAGAATTGCTGATTCTGACGTACAGGATGATGAGATTCTCATGGTTGACTCATTGGTCCGTCATGGATATCTTGCTGTTGGCTTTTTCGACCGTGATAATAACGGCGGATATCATAGCTTAATGCAATACTACTCTCTTACCGAACTTGGCGTTGCAGCTCATAAAGATGAATGGAAATGGAGAGGGAATCCAAATTCAAATAAAGGTCGCTAAGGCGGCCTTTTTATTGCACGACATTTCTGAAAGCGCATTCCACCAAAAACCAGACAGACAAAACCCTCACCTTATCCGCTGTGGCTACGGTGCGGCGTGCTTTGCATAAAAGAAAACCAGCTCAATGGCTGGCTTCGTGAAAGCGGGTGGCAAGAGGTTGCGCTAACAACCTGATGCCGTTTTGCCCGTGCATATCGGTCACGAACAAATCTGATTACTAAACACAGTATCCTGGATTTGTTCTATCAGTAATCGACCTTATTCCTAATTAAATAGAGCAAATCCCCTTATTGGGGGTAAGACATGAAGATGCCAGAAAAACATGACCTGTTAGCCGCCATTCTCGCGGCAAAGGAACAAGGCATCGGGGCAATCCTTGCGTTTGCAATGGCGTACCTTCGCGGCAGATATAATGGCGGTGCGTTTACAAAAACAGTAATCGACGCAACGATGTGCGCCATTATCGCCTGGTTCATTCGTGACCTTCTCGACTTCGCCGGACTAAGTAGCAATCTCGCTTATATAACGAGCGTGTTCATCGGCTACATCGGTACTGACTCGATTGGTTCGCTTATCAAACGCTTCGCTGCTAAAAAAGCCGGAGTAGAAGATGGTGGAAATCAATAATCAACGTAAGGCGTTCCTCGATATGCTGGCGTGGTCAGAGGGAACAGATAACGGACGACAGAAAACCAGAAATCATGGTTATGACGTCATTGTAGGAGGAGAGCTATTCACTGATTACTCCGATCACCCTCGCAAACTTGTCACGCTAAACCCCAAACTCAAATCAACAGCCGCCGGACGTTATCAGCTTCTTTCACGCTGGTGGGATGCCTACCGTAAGCAGCTTGCTCTGAAAGACTTCTCCCCCAAAAGCCAGGATGCTGTGGCACTGCAACAGATTAAAGAGCGTGGCGCTTTACCGATGATTGATCGCGGTGATATTCGTCAGGCTATCGACCGTTGCAGCAATATCTGGGCTTCACTGCCGGGCGCTGGTTATGGTCAGTTCGAGCATAAGGCTGACAACCTGATTGCAAAATTCAAAGAAGCTGGCGGAACGGTCAGAGAGATTGAGGTATGAGCAGAGTAACCGCGATTATCTCCGCTCTGGTTATCTGCATCATCGTCTGCCTGTCATGGGCTGTTAATCATTACCGTGATAACGCCATGACCTACAAAGAGCAGCGCGATAAAGCCACATCCATCATCGCTGATATGCAGAAGCGTCAACGTGATGTAGCAGAACTCGACGCCAGATACACAAAGGAGCTTGCTGATGCTAACGCGACTATCGAAAGTCTCCGTGCTGATGTTTCTGCTGGGCGTAAGCGCCTGCAAGTCGCCGCCACCTGTGCAAAGTCAACGACCGGAGCCAGCAGCATGGGCGATGGAGAAAGCCCAAGACTTACAGCAGATGCTGAACTCAATTATTACCGTCTCCGAAGTGGAATCGACAAGATAACCGCGCAGGTTAACTACCTGCAGGAATACATCAGGACGCAATGCCTGAAATGATCGGGCGATGAAAACCAAAAAAACAGGAGCAATACATGACTAAGCTTTATCACCGCATCTCAACTTTTCTCTCTGGGTGCTGGGCGTTTATCACGTCTATTTCGTTCGCCATCTTTAGTTTCGGTAGCACAGCATGCTCGCTTAGTCGGGGTATGTGGTGTGCTATTTCAGCACTAGCGCCGAAATTTTTACCTGAAAAGGCTGTTTGGCGAATTGTAGAGCGAATGTGTAGTGAGAGCGTTCGCGAGAAGATTAACGTATTTGGACGTCATCCTCGAAATACAGGCGCATTGTGCAGTTCGTTACTGTAGTCATTACAAAGCCCATCAATGGGTGAGCTTGATAATGAAACCGGAATTTATTCTGGGCCACCAGTTACGGCAGTACAGCGAAACAACCCAAGCCAGTAAGTGGGGAAATAACACTGGCAGCCACTGAAAGATGAACCTACTGCCTTATGGCAAAAAAGATTCTTTGTGGTGGCGGACTGATGGAAAGACATCCTAATCAAGCAACCACTCCACAGGGTCATAATTATGAACGACCAGCAAATCGAAAAAGAAATCGTTGAGAAAGGCAAAACGGCACCGCGAATCACCCCGCAGCACATCGAAGACGTGATTAAAAGCGAGCATTACTTTACTGCTTATGATGGACGTAATGGTGCCATTTCCAGCAACGAATATTGTGGCAGAGAAAAACCAGAAGAAGGCGATCGTGATTTATCACCATTGAAGTTGCTCACTTTCTGCGTACTGGTGCTGAAGAATGGCTTCACCGTCACCGGAGAGAGTGCCTGTGCAAGCCCGGAAAACTTTGATGCAGAAATTGGTCGGAAGATTGCCAGACAGAATGCTGTAAACAAAATCTGGATGCTCGAAGGTTACTTGCTGAAGCAGAAGCTAAGCGAACAGTAGTTATTACAAAAGCCATTCCCTACAGAGTGGCTTTGATAATTGCTTATACCCTACACGGGATAACTTAACTGATATCCCTTTTAACGGATAAACGGAGCCAACAATGGCAGAGATTATTCCCATGACTGAAGAACAGAAATTCCAGTTAGAGATTTACAAGCTGGTCATGAACCAGAACGCAGCCGCAGAGGAAGCATTTCAATTCATCGGCACTGACGAGCTGAAGCTTGAGCTATTTAAAATTCACTTCCAGTCAGGCGGCGCTAATTCAGATATCACGACCCGCACTATCGAAGCGGTACGTAAATCGAAGGAAGCGTTAGACCTGTTCACCACCGGAGCATGATGTGAGTCGCGTAATAAATTTGGGTAAGGAGAAGAAATTCCCAATTACTCAAGAGCTATACGAGCGGATGGAAAGCGTCATCCATGATTACGATGGTGAAATCAGTTTATGCGAGGCGATTGGCACACTCGAATTGCTGAAGCAGTCACTGATTGAAGGCGCGAAAGAGTCCTCAACCTGAAATGACAATTAAGTGAGATGAATATGGCAGCACCAAAGGGCAACCGATTTTGGGAGGCCCGCAGTAGTCATGGGCGAAATCCTAAATTCGAATCGCCTGAGGCGCTGTGGGCTGCTTGTTGTGAATACTTCGAGTGGGCTGATGATAACCCGCTATGGGAGGGTAAGGTATTTTCATATCAGGGAGAAATAATTAAGGCTAATGTCCCTAAGATGCGAGCCATGACTATTTCAGGATTGTGTACCTTCCTTGATATCACCAGGCAAACATGGGGAACCTTCCGGTCAATGGAAGGTTTTTCTGACGTCACATCACGAGCGGAAGACATCATCTACGACCAGAAATTCTCTGGCGCAGCCGCTGACCTTCTCAACGCTAACATCATCGCCCGTGATTTGGGCCTCAAAGAGCAGTCGCAAGTTGAAGACGTGACACCTGATAAGGGAGATCGCGATAAGCGACGCTCTCGTATCAAGGAGCTATTCAACCGTGGAACTGGACGCGATTCTTGATAACCTGAGCGACGAAGAGCAAATCGAATTGCTCGAGCTACTCGAAGAAGAAGAGTACTACCGGAACACACACCTGCTATATGAATTTACGCCATACAGCAAACAGCGTGAGTTCATCGACGCCGGACATGACTATCCAGAGCGATGTTTTATGGCTGGTAACCAGCTTGGTAAGTCATTTACTGGTGCTGCTGAAGTCGCGTTTCACCTTACCGGGCGTTATCCGGGCACAAAAGGCTATCCGGCTGATGGTAAATATGGTGGGGAGTGGAAAGGTAAGCGTTTCTATGAGCCTGTTGTCTTCTGGATTGGCGGCGAGACAAACGAGACTGTAACCAAAACGACTCAACGCATCCTGTGTGGTCGTATCGAAGAGAATGATGAGCCAGGCTACGGTTCCATACCTAAAGAAGACATCATTAGCTGGAAGAAGTCTCCTTTCTTTCCGAACCTTGTTGATCATCTTCTGGTTAAGCATCACACGGCTGATGGCGTTGAAGATGGCATTTCAATCTGCTACTTCAAACCATACTCGCAAGGCCGCGCTCGCTGGCAGGGTGACACAATCCACGGCGTGTGGTTTGACGAAGAGCCACCATACAGCATTTATGGCGAAGGTCTTACCCGTACCAACAAATACGGGCAATTCTCAATTCTGACGTTTACCCCGCTGATGGGGATGTCTGACGTTGTTACCAAGTTCCTGAAGAATCCCAGCAAGTCGCAGAAAGTGGTCAACATGACCATCTATGACGCCGAGCACTACACAGACGAGCAGAAAGAGCAAATCATCGCATCCTATCCTGAGCATGAGAGAGAGGCGCGTGCTCGCGGTATTCCTACGATGGGTAGCGGGCGAATCTTCCAGATACCGGAAGAGACGATTAAGTGTCAGCCGTTCGAGTGTCCTGATCACTTCTACGTAATTGGCGGGATGGATTTCGGATGGGATCACCCGCAGGCGCAGGTTCAGCTTTGGTGGGATAAGGACGCAGACACAATCTACGTTTCACGCGTGTGGAAGGCGAAAGAAAAAACAGCGGTTCAGGCATGGGGAGCTGTTAAATCATGGGCGCATAAAGTGCCAACCGCATGGCCTCATGACGGAAACCAGCATGAGAAGGGCGGCGGTGAGCAGCTCAAAGGGCAGTATGCAGACGCTGGATTTATGATGTTGCAGGAGCATGCGACATGGCATGATGGCGGTAACGCTGTTGAGCCTGGCATCACTGAATTGCGAGACATGATGCTCGACGGTCGCTTCAAAGTATTCAACACCTGTGAGCCATTCTTTGAGGAGTTCCGCCTCTATCACCGTGATGAAAACGGGAAAATCGTCAAGCTTAACGACGACGTGCTATCCGCCGTTCGCTATGCATACATGATGCGCCGCTTCGCAAAAATGATGCGCGACATCAAAAAACCAAAAGAGAAAAAGATACCAGCCCCAATCAGGCCCATCGCACGGAGAACTTAAATGGCCGACGAAAACAGACTCAATTCCATTCTGTGTAAGTTTGACGCAGACTGGATGGCGAGCGATGAAGCCAGAACCGAGGCGACAAATGACCTGTATTTTAGCCGAGTGTCGCAATGGGATGACTGGCTATCAAACTACACGACCCTGCAATATCGCGGACAATTCGATGTTGTTCGCCCGGTGGTCAGGAAGCTGGTCGCAGAGATGCGCCGTAACCCTATCGACGTTCTCTTCAGACCAAAAGACGGCGCTAATCCTGATGCTGCCGATGTGTTGATGGGAATGTATCGTACTGATATGCGCCATAACACGGCAAAGATTGCCGTTAACGTTGGCGTTCGTGAGCAGATAGAGTCCGGCGTTGGTGCATGGCGTCTGGTCACCCAGTACGAAGACAACGACCCAACAAGCAACAATCAGGTAATCCGACGCCTGCCAATCCATGAAGCCTGCTCACACGTTATATGGGACGCCAACAGCAAGCAGATGGATAAGAGCGACGCTAAGCACTGCACGGTGATTAACGCTTTGTCACGCAATGGATGGAAAGAGTTCGCAGAGGATTACGGTATTGATCCGGACACCCTGCCATCTTTCCAGAATCCGAACGATACATGGCTGTTTCCGTGGGTATCGAATGATGTCGTATACGTCGCTGAGTATTACGAGGTAGAAGAGAAGAAAGAGAAAGTTTTCATCTACCGCGACCCGCTGACAGGTGAGCCGGTCAGCTATTACCAGCAGGATATTAAAGACGTTATCGACGACCTGGCTAATCGTGGATTCATTAAGGTAGCAGAGCGCAAGGTGAAGCGTCGGCGTGTGTATAAGTCGATCATCACTTGCACGCAGATACTGAAAGACCGCGAGAAGATAGCCGGAGAGCATATTCCAATCGTTCCAGTGTATGGCGAATGGTCATTCGCTGGTGACAAGGAGTGCTACGAGGGCGTGGTAAGGCTGACGAAAGACGGTCAACGCCTTCGTAACATGATCATGTCGTTCAACGCCGATATTGTTGCTCGTTCACCGAAGAAGAAACCGACCTTCTTCCCTGAGCAAATCGAAGGCTACGAATACATGTACGGTGGAAATGATGACTATCCGTACTATCTGCAGAACAGGACCGATGAAAACGGTAGCGACCTGCCGATTGGTCCAATCTCCTACATGGAAAACCCTGAAGTGCCGCAAGCCAACGCTTACATGCTTGAGGCTGCCACCAACGCAGTGAAAGAGGTGGCTAGTCTTGGCGTGGATGCGCAGGCAGCAAACTCTCAGGTCGCTTTCGATACTGTCAATCAACTGAACATGCGAGCAGACCTTGAGACATATGTGTTTCAGGATAACCTGGCTACCGCAATGCGACGTGATGGCGAGATTTATGCCTCAATGGTCAACGATATTTATGACGTTCCTCGTCATGTAACGCTGACACTTGAAGATGGTAGCGAGAAAGACGTTCAACTCTACGCGCAAGTTGTCGATTACCAGTCCGGTAATGTGGTCACACTCAACGACATTCGCGGTCGCTATGAGTGCTATACAGACGTTGGACCATCCTTCCAGAGTATGAAGGAACAGAACCGCGCAGAGATTCAGGAGTTACTCACCAAGGTTCCACAAGGTACTCCAGAGTTCCAGATGCTGATGCTGCAATACTTCACGCTGCTTGACGGTAAAGGCGTCGAGATGATGCGAGAGTACGCGAACAAGCAACTGGTGATGATGGGGCTGAAGAAACCAGAAACACCTGAAGAGATGGAGATGGTACAACAGGCACAACAACAGCCGCAGCAGCCATCAGCAGAGCAAATTCAGGCGCAGGGCATCCTTCTGCAAGGTCAGGCTGAATTGCTCAAGGCAGAGAACCAACAGGCGCAGATTCAGGTTGAGGCCGCCAAGGTTGAAGCCCAAAACCAACTCAACGCCGCGAAGATCGCAGAGATCTTCAACAATATGGACCTCGACAAGCAGGCAGAACTGCGTGAGTACCTCAAGCTCGTAGGTCAATTCCAGCAACAGCGCAGCAAAGATGCTCGTGCTAACGCTGAGCTGCTTCTTAAAGATGCAGACCAGACTCATTCACAACGCATGGATTTCGCGAATCTTATGCGTCAAGTTCAAATCCCCTCCGGCGGAGTAGCCGAGACACCTCAATAAGAGAGAGTTAATCATGGACCAAACCACCGACATTCAGGCTTCTGAAGAATTAACCCTGCCCGGCAATCATGCAGCGGCATCTGCTGATGGCTTAGTTGTCGATAATGCCAACGACAACGCAGGTCAGGAAGAAGGCTTCGAGATTGTCCTGAAAGACGATGAGAAACCAAAACAAGACCCGGCAACTAATGCTGAATTTGCCCGTCGCCGCATCGAACGCAAACGCCAGCGTGAGCTTGAGCAGCAGATGGAAGCGGTTAAGCGTGGAGAGTTGCCGGAGCACCTGCGGGTGAGTCCTGAGTTACCAAAACAACCAGACCCTAACGATTATCTTTCCGAAGACGCACTGGCTAAGTACGACTATGACCAGAGCCGCGCACTGGCGGCCTTCCAGCAGGCAAACAGTGAATGGCAGATCAAGGCTATGGACGCACGAAGCCAGGCTGTCGCCGAGCAGGGCCGCAAAACTCAGGAGTTCACCCAGCAATCAGCGCAATACGTCGAGGCAGCCCGTAAGCACTACGACGCAGCGGAAAAGCTCAACATCCCTGACTATCAGGAGAAAGAGGATGCATTCATGCAAATGGTGCCGCCAGCAGTCGGTGCCGACATCATGCGTCTCTTCCCGGAGAAATCCGCTGCTCTCATGTATCACCTTGGTGCTAATCCTGAGAAAACACGCCAGTTGCTGGCGATGGACGGGCAATCCGCGCTGATTGAACTCACTCGACTGTCAGAACGTTTAACTCTCAAGCCTCGAGCCAAACCTGTTTCAGAAGCCCCGCTACCTGATGAACCCATTCAGGGGCACGCTGTTGCTGCAAATATCTCTGCGATTGAAAAGCAGATGGAAGCGGCAGCAAACAAAGGGGATGTAGAGACGTACCGCAAGCTTAAGGCGCAACTGAATAAAGGAATTCGATAATGGCATTAAATGAAGGTCAACTGGTCACGTATGCTCTGGATGAAATCATCGAAACCGTCCAGAACCTGACGCCAATGGCGTCCAAAGTGACAAAATACACCCCTCCGGCAGAATCCATGCAGCGTTCAAGCAACACCGTGTGGATGCCTGTTGAGCAGGAAGCGCCAACCCAGACTGGCTGGGATTTAACTGGCAACGCAACCGGGATTCTGGAACTCTCCGTGAAATGCAACATGGGCGATCCGGATAACGATTTCTTCGAGCTTCGTGCAGATGACCTGCGTGATGAGCGTTCTTACCGTCGCCGCATCCAGGCATCCGCCAAAAAACTGGCGAATAACATTGAGTCAGCGATTGCCAAACAGGCAACTGAAATGGGCTCGCTTGTTGTTCACGATACCCGCGCAATTGGTCCATCTACTGGCCTGTCTGGCTGGGATTTTGTGTCTGATGCAGAGCGCCTGATGTTCTCCCGTGAGCTAAACCGCGATATGGGCATCAGTTACTTCCTGAACCCTGACGATTACCGCAAAGCAGGCCGCAACCTGGTAGATGGTGACATCTTTGGGCGCGTTCCTGAAGACGCGTATCGCAACGGTACTATTCAGCGTCAGATTGCTGGCTTTGATGAAATTCTTCGCTCACCGAAACTTCCGGCAGTTACCAAGTCAACCGCTACTGGTGTAACTGTTTCTGGTGCGCAGAAGTTTAAGCCGCAGGCATACACCCTTGATACCGATGGTAACAAAGAGAACGTCGACAACCGTGTTGCAACGGTGACCGTATCCTCCACTACCGGATTTAAGCGCGGCGACAAAATAAGCTTCACTGGTGTGAAATTCCTGTCTCAGATGGCGAAGAACGTGCTAACTGATGATGCGACTTTCTCAATCACCCGTGTGATCGATGGTACTCACATCGAAATCACGCCGAAACCGATTGCACTGGATGACGCGTCACTGACAAAAGAAGAGAAGGCTTACGCTAACGTAAACACCTCTCTTGCTGATGCCACTCCGGTAAACGTTCTGAACGTGGCAACAACCACCGCTAACGTGTTCTGGGCTGATGACTCAATCCGCCTGCTGTCTCAGCCGATCCCGGTAACCCATGAACTGTTTGCTGGTATGAAAACTTCTTCCTTCAGCATTCCAGGCATTGGTGTTAACGGCATCTTCGCAACGCAGGGTGATATCAACACTCTGTCTGGTAAGTGCCGTATTGCTGTGTGGTATTCAGCATGTGCTGTACGACCAGAGGCAATTGGTGTTGGTCTGCCTAACCAGACTGCGTGATAACCAGAGGGAGCTTCGGCTCCCTTTTTTATCTGGAGACAAGCATGACACACATGATCTTTCGTCATGGCGACATGAAGAAATGGAAAGGCGTTGGATACGACTTTGAAATCGTGAAAGCCGAAGAGCTTCAGGAATATCTGGATGCTGGCTGGTTTGCACATCCTGATGACCTTCTGAAGGTTGTTGCAGAGCCAGAGCCAGAGCCAGAGCCAGAGCCAGAGCCAGAGCCAGAAGAAAAGCAGCGTAAAAAGCCTGGTCGAAAACCTAAGGCGGCATCAGATGAACCTGACAACGAAGGGTGATTTAGTTCTTGCGGCATTACGTAAGCTCGGTGTGGCATCAAATGCCACGTTAACCGATGTCGAACCGCAGTCTATGGAAGACGGCGTCAACGACCTTGAAATGATGATGGCTGAATGGCTTGGCGGTGATGTGTCACCAGGTATCAACGTTGGCTACATTTTCGCTGATGCAGATGTCGCTCCAGATCCGGGAGATGAGCACGGTTTATCAAATAACGCTATCAATGCCGTCATTTTCAACCTTGCCTGCCGCATTGCTCCGGATTATGCGCTGGAAGCGTCAGCAAAACTTATAACCACTGCCAGATACGGGAAAGAGCGACTCGTCAAACTGTCTGCAATGGACAGAGCAAAAGCCGCTAAATGTAAGTCCGGTTATCCAAACCGTATGCCTGTTGGTAGCGGTAACCAGTTGGCGAAGTGGAACGGTTGGAATTACTTCCACCGAAAGGAACCTTGCGATAACGGGAGCGAATAATGCCGATTCAGCAACTTCCGCTCATGAAAGGTGTCGGCAAAGACTTCCGAAATGCCGACTATATCGACTATCTGCCAGTGAATATGCTGGCTACACCCAAAGAAATCCTGAACAGCAGCGGATATCTTCGCTCATTCCCGGGCATTGCCAAACGTTCTGATGTGAACGGAGTATCGCGAGGCGTCGAGTACAACATGGCGCAGAATGCTGTTTATCGCGTGTGTGGCGGCAAGTTGTATAAGGGTGAAAGCGAAGTCGGTGACGTCGCCGGAAGTGGTCGTGTATCAATGGCGCATGGTCGGACATCACAGGCGGTAGGCGTTAATGGTCAACTGGTCGAATACCGCTATGATGGCACGGTTAAAACCGTCTCAAACTGGCCTACAGATAGCGGATTCACTCAGTATGAGTTAGGATCAGTCCGCGACATTACACGCTTACGTGGGCGTTATGCGTGGTCAAAAGACGGCACTGATTCATGGTTCATCACTGACCTTGAAGACGAATCGCATCCTGACCGTTACAGTGCACAATATCGTGCCGAGTCTCAGCCTGATGGCATCATCGGCATAGGAACATGGCGAGACTTCATCGTCTGCTTTGGTTCATCGACGATTGAATATTTCTCCCTGACAGGTGCAACCACCGTTGGTGCCGCTTTGTATGTCGCACAGCCATCACTGATGGTGCAGAAAGGCATTGCCGGGACTTACTGCAAAACGCCGTTTGCTGATTCTTATGCGTTCATCAGCAATCCGGCAACAGGTGCGCCGTCTGTGTATATCATCGGCTCCGGTCAGGTATCACCAATCGCCAGCGCGAGCATTGAGAAAATACTACGCTCCTACACTGCTGATGAACTGGCTGATGGTGTGATGGAATCGCTGCGATTTGATGCGCATGAACTACTGATTATCCATCTTACGCGTCACGTCCTCGTGTACGACGCATCTTCAAGCGCCAATGGTCCGCAATGGTGTGTACTGAAAACAGGCCTGTATGACGATGTGTACCGCGCTATCGACTTCATTTACGAAGGCAATCAGATAACGTGCGGCGATAAGCTGGAATCGGTTACCGGCAAATTGCAGTTCGATATCAGCAGTCAGTATGGTCTTCAACAGGAACACCTGCTGTTTACTCCACTCTTCAAAGCAGATAACGCCAGAGTTTTCGATCTTGAAGTTGAATCTTCAACTGGCGTTGCGCAGTATGCTGACCGCCTTTTTCTCTCTGCAACCACTGACGGCATCAATTACGGGCGTGAGCAGATGATTGAGCAGAATGAACCGTTCGTTTACGACAAACTCGGTTTGTGGAAGCGTGTCGGGCGAATAAGGAAAAATGTCGGATTCAAATTGCGCGTTATCACGAAGTCACCTGTCACTCTGTCTGGCTGCCAGATAAGGATTGAGTAATGGCGGATTCTAATCTCAATGTGCCGGTAATCATTCAGGCTACACGACTCGACACATCAGTACTTCCACGCAATATCTTCTCGCAGTCGTATCTGCTTTACGTTATCGCACAGGGTACTGATGTTGGTAACGTGGCGAACAAGGCCAACGAGGCCGGACAGGGCGCTTATGATGCACAAGTCAGGAACGATGAGCAGGATGTGATTCTCGCTGACCATGAGCAGCGAATTTCTGCTGCGGAAGCAACGCTTGTTAATCATGAGGAGCGAATCAGCCAGGCAGAATCAACTCTTCAGGAACATGAAACACGAATAGCTCAGAATGAAAGCGATATTGCGTCGCTTGATACCAGAGTTCAGTCGCTGGAATCGCAGGTTTCAGACCATGAAACGCGCATCGATGCTCTGGAGTATGCCACTACTCGCAAGAAGTCAGAGGTTGTTTACTCTGGCGTATCTGTAACCATACCGACAGCGCCGACCAACCTTGTTAGCCTGCTGAAAACGCTCACGCCGTCATCCGGCTCGTTGGCACCATTCTTCGACACAGTTAACAACAAGATAGTTGTGTTCAACGAGAACAAAACCTTGTTCTTCAAGCTGTCGATCGTCGGGACGTGGCCCAGCGGAACCGCCAACAGGTCAATGCAGCTAACCTTTTCAGGCTCTGTTCCTGACACACTGGTAAGCAGTCGTAATGCGGCGACAACAACCGACAACATCCTGTTAGCTACGTTCTTCAGCGTGGATAAAGACGGATTTCTTGCCACAAATGGCAGTACGTTAACCATCCAGTCAAATGGTGCGGCGTTTACTGCCACAACCATCAAGATAATCGCGGAGCAGTGATGATTCAGTTCAAACCAACGCGAAACATCGACCTGATCGAAGCAGTCGGAAATCACCCTGACATTATTGCCGGGAGCAATAACGGTGATGGATACGACTACAAACCTGAATGCCGTTACTTTGAGGTGAACGTGCACGGGCAGTTCGGCGGAATTGTTTACTATCAGGAGATTCAGCCGCTGACATTCGATTGCCACGCCATGTACCTGCCAGAGGTTCGTGGATTCAGCAAGGAAATTGGGCTGGCGTTCTGGCGATACATTCTGACTAACACCACCGTTCAGTGCGTAACATCGTTCGCTGCACGCAAATTCCGACACGGTCAGATGTACTGCGCAATGATTGGCCTTAAGCGTGTAGGAACCATCAAGAAATACTTCAAAGGCGTGGATGACGTGACTTTTTACAGTGCCACACGCGAAGAACTAATCGACTTCCTGAATCACGGGAGATAGCCATGTTATATGCATTTAAGCTGGGCAGAAAACTGCGCGGCGAGGAACCTTATTGCCCTGAAAAGGGTGGGAAAGGTGGCAGTTCTGATAAAAGCGCAAAGTATGCCGCAGAAGCTCAGAAGTATGCCGCAGACCTGCAAAATCAGCAGTTCAACACCATCATGAACAACCTGAAGCCGTTTACTCCTCTGGCTGATAAGTATGTCGGCAGCCTCGAGAACTTATCGTCTCTGGAAGGGCAAGGTCAGGCACTTAACCAGTATTACAACTCTCAGCAGTACAAAGATCTTGCTGGTCAGGCTCGCTATCAGAGTCTGGCGGCAGCGGAAGCAACAGGTGGATTGGGTTCCACTGCAACCGGTAATCAGTTAGCAACAATCGCACCAACGCTTGGTCAGCAATGGCTATCTGGTCAGATGAACAACTACCAGAATCTGGCAAATATTGGTCTTGGCGCACTGCAAGGTCAGGCAAACGCCGGGCAGACATATGCCAACAACATGAGTCAGATTTCGCAGCAAAGTGCGGCTCTTGCAGCGGCAAATGCCAACAGACCATCAGCAATGCAATCTGCTATTGGCGGAGGTGCGTCTGGTGCTATTGCTGGGGCTGGACTTGCGAAATTAATTGGTTCATCAACTCCGTGGGGTGCTGGTATCGGTGCTGGTATCGGTCTGCTTGGTTCACTGCTTTATTAAGGGGTAATCAATGGCTACGTGGCAACAGGGTATTAATTCTGGTGGTTTTCTGGCTGGCATCGGTACGCAAAATGAGAATGCGCCAAAGGCAAGCGACATTAACGCAACGCTTGGTCTGATCCGCGAAAACAATGAACTGGCTCGCTCAGGTGCAAATAACGTTGGCCTGACCGCGTTACGTGGTCTGGCTGGAGTTGCTGATATTTACAATCAGGAACAGCAACAGAAAGCTATTAGTGCGTTCAATAAGGTTCACGCTGATGCATGGGCTTCTGGTGATCCATCGGGACTATTTAAGTTTGCCCAGGAAAATCCAGCGTTTGTTGCACAGGCACAACAGGCGTTTTCCGGTCTTAATGATCAGCAACGCAACGATATGGGCGATTTAGCCATGAGGGCTAACGTCGCTCTTTCTCAGGGACCGGAAGCCTACAGTAAATTCATTACTGACAACAAGGACAGGTTAAATCGCGTTGGTGCTAATGCTGACTGGATGATTCAGACAGGTATCCAGAATCCAGAGCAGCTATCACACATGCTGACTACTATGTCTCTCGGTGCGCTTGGACCAGAAAAGGCGTTTGCTGTTCAGGATAAGATGGCTGGTCGTGAAATTGACCGAGGCAGGCTGGCAGAGACAATCCGCAGCAATCAGGCTGGCGAGGCACTTCAGGCGAGAGGGCAAAACCTTTCCTATCAGTCAGCAATGACTGGGCACAATATCGCAGCACAACGCTTGGCTCTGGATCAGCAAGAGTTCGGGTTTAAGATGCAGCAAGCGCAGGAAAAGGCTCAGCAGTTGATTAGCGAAGCACCTAAGCTGTCAGTAAACATGGAAAAAGGCATCGAGACGGCTGTAAACAATGCTACAGCATCATCAAACTCAGCCAATTCTATGAGTGCGCTTGCTCAACAGTTCAGAGCAGAAAAACCAACGACAGGTTTGTTCGGTAACGCACAGAACATGTTCGCAAAACTTACCGGAAGCGATACAACATTGCGTGATTTGCGCATTCGCCAAAATGCCCTTGTTAACAGTCAGGTTCTTAAATTCCTACCTCCCGGCCCAGCAACGGATAAAGACGTTGAGATCGTTCGACAGGGTGCGCCAACTGACATGGATAACCCTGAGACGGTCGCAAGATGGCTTGATGCAATGGCAAACCTTGAGCGACGAAACGCGCAGTTTAATGAGTTTAAAGCCGAGTGGATGAGCGCGAATGGCAACCCTGGACAATCGCGTAATGGCGGTCAGATATTGGGGTTGGATGTTAAAAAAGGTGAATCATTGGGGAGTGCCGTTAAGCGGTATATGTCAATGAATACTGACGCAGCGCCAGCACAAGATTCGACACCTTCAGGAGAACCACGGAATCAGGTTGGATCATATACCTCAAAATCAGGCATTCAATTTACGGTGGAATGATGAAAGTAACTGCAAACGGTAAGACATTTACCTTTCCTGATGGTACGAGCACCGAAGATATTGGCACCGCCATTGATGAGTATTTTGCTGGTCAGGCTGTTCAGCAACAAACAGTTAATCAGGACAATAATGCACCAACACGGGAAGAACCATCATTGATGCAACAAGCTGGCGATTGGCTCACTGGTGGTCAAAGTGCAGGGCAAATTGCAGAACAGGCTGGTCGTGGTCTGGTAAACATACCATTTGACGTATTGCAGGGTGGCGCAAGTCTGATTAATGCAATCAGTCAGGGGCTTGGTGGGCCAAAAGTTTTGGATGATGTTTATCGTCCAGTAGATAAACCGACAGACCCATACGCACAAGCCGGTGAAACAATTGGTGGGTATTTAGTTCCAGGAGTTGGAACGGCAGGAAGCATGGCTATTGGATCGCTGGCAGAGGCCGCAAATCAGAAAGGCGATTTCGCACAAAATGCAGCTAAAAATGCCGGAGTTAACCTTGCCGCTCAGGGTGTTCTTTCCGCAGCAGCAAAGGGAATAGGGCGTGGAATAACGGCTATAAAAGGTGATATTGCGCCAGAAGTGGCGAAGAAAATTGCCACATCAGAATCGATGGGCGTGACACCAATGACATCTGATGTTATCCCGCCGAAAAATGCTTTCACTCGCGGCCTTACTCAGGATGCCGAGGGGGCTTTGCTCGGGACGGGATCAAAGCGAGCAGAGCAATATGCAACGCGTAGTAAGCTGGTAAGCAATTATTTTGACCGTTTTGGTGAGTACAACCCTGATGATGTGGTGAAATCTCTGACCACCACGTTAAGGGGGCGGAAGGATGCTGCTGGCGCTGTTATCAATGACGTCACCAATAAAATGGGTAATGCCGCAGTTGATACTACAAATACCATGAATGCTCTGAATACAGCGATCGCAAGACAGGAACGGCTTGGGACTTCAGCCAATCAAAGCCTGCTTACATCCTTGCGTAACCTGCGTGAAGAATTAGCAAACCCTGCAACTGATTTGGATGTTACGTTTGATCTCTTGCGTCAGCACAGAACAGCATTTAGATCTAATGTTCAGGGAGATGCTATGGTCTTCCCCAACCAGGCAAAAGCAGCTACCAATATGGTAGAGAATGCAATGTCAAAAGACCTTCGTAACGCAGTTGCAAAAAACCTCGGTGCGTCAGACGCAGCAAAATACCTTAAAGCAAATTCCGATTATGCAAACGTTTATAATAAGGTGCTTAATAAAAACATTGCTAACAAGCTCAACAAGGCAAGCAGTGAAGCCAGTCCTGAACTTATAAATACTGTTGTATTAAGCAGAAAACCATCTGACGTGAAACGAATCTGGAGCGCATTGGATGATAAAGGGAAAGATGCTATGCGTGCAGCTTACGTCAGCAAAATAGCGGAAAAGGCCGGTGACTCTCCAGCCAAGTTCATCACTGAAGTTAATAAGCTGAAATCTCAGTCAGGCGGTGAAATTTACAACACTATTTTTTCTGGAAAGCACATGAAAGAGCTTGATTCTCTTCATGAAGTTCTACAGCAAACAGCAAGGTCAGACACCGCAAATGTAGTAACTCAGACGGGACAATCGCAAGCCAACCGGATAAGGACGATTGGCGCAACTGCGACTCTTGGCGTATCAATGGGGCTTGAGGCTGGCTTTGGTGCAATGATGCGTTTGTATGAGTCTAAAGCAGCAAGAAACATGCTTCTCCGCCTTGCAAACGTCAAGCCTGGAACTCCGGCATATGAGCGAGCGTTAAATCAGGCTGCTAACGCCGTTCGCCCTCTCCTAACTAACGAAGCTACCAGGCAGTAGAAATGAACGCCAAGGAAGGCTATTTAATTCTCTTTTCAATGGCTGCAATTATTGCTTTTCCTGATGTTTCAGGAGATTTTGTAGCCATATAAGACGAAAAAATCATGTCGGTCATTCTTTCATAACTTACTATTTCCCACTTAGCCAATGCATGGGACAGTTTGTAGTTGTCATCAGTTAGTGCCCTTATGGAATTTTTTAAGTGTTTATTCTCTTCTGTTAATCGCGCAATTTTTGTATCAATTTCATGTGAGCGATCTAATTCCTTAACCTGTTTCTTGAGGGCAGCTAACCCTGCATATAGTACGCAACAGGATATCCCAAGAGCGAGTACGACTATTTCTAACACACCAACCTCCTTAGTTTTTCGCAGGATACCATGAAAAAAGTAAACATCTTTTGCCTACTTCACATTTGAATGGTTTGTCATTAGGATGTTTCCGGTTTTTTCAAATATGGAAATTGATATGAAGAGGATTATCGGCGTTGTTGCTGGCGCTATATTGTTATCTGGGTGCGCAACTATTGTTGGTGACGAAACACAGCTCGTGCAAGTGAACAGCAATCCTTCCGGTGCGAGCTTTAAAGTAAAAGACGAATCAGGCGTGATTGTTGCGCAAGGCAAGACCCCGCAAGGAGTAACTCTTGCCAAGTCAGATGGTAGTTATTTTGGCAAAAAGAGCTACCAGATCACTATGGAAAAGGATGGGTACGAACCAGTTACCCTGCCAATCAAAGCCAATGCTAATGGTTGGTATATTGGTGGAAACCTTGTGTTTGGTGGGTTAATTGGTTGGCTTGCTGTAGATCCTTTTAATGGTGGGATGTATACCTTGAAGCCAAAAGAGGCAAACGCATCTCTTATACCATCAACAAAGCAAGACTAATAAATAGGACCCACCTTCAGGTGGGTTTTTTGTACAAATCCTTCAGCGTATCAAACACCATCTTCTTAACAAGCTCTGACTGCTCATCAGCGAGTCGTTCTGCATCGTCGCGATATCCAGTCACAGGCGATGGTTTTGATAGAGCATCTTGGACGATTTGTAACAACTCGGAGTTCATTGATCTCCCATTCGCCTCCGCCCTGAATTTTAATTTCTCCCTTACTTCCATAGGCATACGGAAGTTAAAGTGCGGATCATCTCTAGCCATGCCATCACTCCAAGTTAGTGTATTGACATGATAGAAGCACTCTACTATATTCTCAATAGGTCCACGGTGGACCTATATTGTGAGGTGAATATGAAAGGAATGAGCAAGATGCCGCAGTTCAATTTGCGGTGGCCTAAAGAAGTATTGGATTTGGTCCGCAAGGTGGCGGAAGAGAATGGTCGGTCTGTTAACTCTGAGATTTATCAGAGAGTAATGGAAAGCTTTAAGAAGGAAGGGCGCATTGGCGCGTAAAGTTGAAGCCCCAACTGCAGGAACAGTCAGGGCTTCGGTTGTCAGTAAATCCGTGGAGAAAAACCAACATGAATAGTATAGCAATTTTAGAAGCAGTGAACACCTCTTATGTACCATTCAACGGTCAGCAAATTATCACCGCCATGGCTGCCGGAGTTGCATATGTTGCGATGAAGCCAATCGTTGAAAACCTTGGAATGAGCTGGTCAACGCAGCAAACAAAACTCATGAAGCAGATTAGCAAATTCAACTGTGTTCATATGAACATGGTTGCCGCTGATGGGAAGCTTCGTAAGCTACTCTGCCTTCCTTTGAAGAAGTTAAATGGATGGCTGTTCAGCATCAACCCTGAGAAAGTTCGTGCTGACATCCGTGATAAACTGATTCAGTACCAGGAAGAATGCTTTACTGTACTGCATGACTACTGGACAAAGGGAAAGGCAGAAAATGCACGTAAGAAAACATCTGTTGATGACAGGACTCCGCTTCGTGATGCTGTAAATATGCTAGTCAGCAAAAAGCATCTAATGTACCCAGAAGCTTATGCAATGATTCATCAGCGTTTCAATGTGGAAAGTATTGAAGAGCTTGATGCATCTCAGATACCGCAAGCCGTAGAGTACATCCACAGGGTAGTGCTTGAAGGTGAATTTATCGGCAAACAAGAGAAGAAAACCAACGAGCTTTCTGCAAAAGAAGCAAACAGCCTTGTATGGCTATGGGATTATGCTAACCGTTCACAGGCATTATTCCGCGAACTGTATCCGGCATTAAAACAAATTCAATCGAACTATTCCGGCAGATGCTACGACTACGGTCATGAGTTCTCGTATGTTATCGGAATGGCGAGAGACGTTTTAATCAATCACACACGAGATGTTGATATTAATGAGCCAGACGGACCAACGAATCTTTCCGCATGGATGAGACTTAAGAATAAAGAATTACCTCCTTCAGTACATAACTACTGACAGATAACCAACGCAACGACCCAGCTTCGGCTGGGTTTTTTTATGCCCAAAATTCACCGTGGCCACGCTGCGGCAATTTCTTTCATCTGGAGCAATGAAATGTCAGATATCACCGCAAATGTTGTGGTAAGCATGCCTTCGCAACTCTTCACTATGGCGCGTTCTTTTAAAGCGGTTGCCAATGGCAAAATTTATATCGGAAAAATTGACACTGACCCGGTAAATCCAGAAAACCAGATCCAGGTTTATGTGGAGAACGAAGATGGCTCTCATGTTCCTGTTTCGCAACCAATCATCATTAACGCTGCTGGATATCCGGTATATAACGGACAGATTGCCAAATTCGTAACTGTGCAGAATCATTCCATGACTGTGTATGATGCTTATGGTTCGCAGCAGTTCTATTTTCCGAATGTGTTGAAGTATGACCCTGACCAATTAAGACAGGAGCTATCTAAGCAGACTGATGGTTATTTTTTTAACCTTCCTCAAGGTGGTGTACTACATGATGCAATAAAGTATGCAACACCAGAAATGTATATCAATACATCTTCAGATATTACATCTGCTATACAAAGCGCATTTGACAATGGAAATGTGATTGATATGTCAGGTAGAGACTGGACTCTTGAGAGAACAATCCATGTCGGTGATGGCACTGAAATAAAGTTAGGCGCATCAACAATTACATGTCAACTTGGTTCTAAACCTGCTTTTGACTTTAGAGGAACAGATAAAGGACTCTTGGTCACAGGAGGTAAGTTTATTGGTAATTGCTCTGCAGTATTTTATTTCCAAGGGACTACTGCTTTCCCTTCTCAATCAGGTCACTATGCAAGAAAAATAAGAATATACGGCACAGATGCTACTTCAGATACGGATGAGATAATTGATTTCATCTATATGAAGGATGCTGTAAGGCAAGTTTTTATTGATTCATGTTATGCATATGTAAAAAATGGCATTACTGCAAGCGGGAAATGTGTGGAGGTGAAAGTCCAAAAAAGCATATTCAACTCAGGAACTTCCGATCAAAGTTCTTCTAGGATAAGTCTAAATTCACCGTCAGGAGCAAGTTATTACAACGAAGGTTGGCATTTTAGTGATTGTACAATTGATGGAGTTGGAAAATCATTTAATGTTACCGATATATATTCGTTAACCATCAATGGAGGATTTATCGGTGGTGAGGTTGCGTTTGGACAGCCAATAACAACACATTGCCGTGAGATCGTACTCGGTGGTGGATTAATCATGAAAGGGCGTGTTACTTTCACGCCAACCGTACAATATGACTACAGGGCCAACATATCTCCTTCTCTTATGTTTGGTAATGGTGGAGTTGGAAACGTGGTCCTTAATGCAGGCGCTTCAGGCATCAACGTTAGCACAAAACTTGAAAGTTCTGGTGTTTCAGGAGGAACTGGCGTTATTGTTAATGAAGGATGTTCTAATGTTAACGTTGACCTGAGTGCTGATAATACGTATGAAAGACTGGCGTCATTCAATGGTTACGGACCAAGGTGTTCCGCTTTGATACGTAACTACATGGGAAGCTCTCACCCAATTTATACAGAGCGACCATTAAAGATTATATCATCGCCTGTCACTGACGACGCTGGTTCTCTGCAGGTTATGAGTTTTGTAAATATACCGGCAGGAAGCTATATTGTTGGTGCTGTTATGTCTGAGGTGAAAGTGACTGCACCAAAAGGTTCTAGAGGGAAAATTTGTCTTACCATTTCAGTGAGTGGATTAACAGGCACATCTTCACAGGCGCTTATTGTAAATATTCCTGCCGGAATGGTTACCCCATCCGGTTTAGGTTGGGCTTCAAATGTTATTAGACCTCAGTTTGCGGCTGGAATAATGAGTATTGAAATACCATTTTATACAACCACAGACATTGCAGAATCCTCATTATCTGTATCTAATTTCTCAGGAAATACAGCAATTGTTGGACTAAACTCTTACATTGGATATTTTTTGATATGATAGTAAATATCGTGTGAGAAAAATTATCGCAAAGCATCTAAACATGTGAAGATGGTGAGATACTTTGCGATATCAATTATTCATTTTCATCAAGCCAGTCCGCCCACCACTGCATCATTTCTCTGCGCTTGTCTAGATACTGAGCATGGTTATAAATCCCACGCACAGATCCGCCGTTGGCGTGTGACAGTTGCACTTCAATAGCGTCAGCAGGCCATTCGTGCTCGTTCATAATCGTGCTGAATTCATGCCTGAATCCGTGACCGCTTTCCAGACCCTCATAGCCGATTCGTTTGATCACAAGTAATACCGCGTTCTCGCAGATTGGCTTCTTCTTATCGTTGCGCCCGGCAAAAACAAACTCTGATACTGGTTTGGTGATTGAGCTTAGCGTAGTGAGAAGTTCAACCACCTGGTCTGACATAGGAACAACATGAATCTTGCGGCCCTTCATCACACTGGCGTCGATAGTGATAATCCTGTTTTCAAAATCGACGTTCTTCCATTGCATTGAACGAAGCTCTTTCGTTCTTAGGGCTGTGTAGCGTAAAACTTTGGTCGCAATGAGCGATACGATGCTTCCTGAAAATGTTGCCAGTGCTTTGTTGAATGCAGGGATCTGGTCTGCAGGAAGAAACGGGAAGTTCTTCTTGCGGTATCCCTTCATGGCGTCAGCAAGGTCAGGTGCCGGGTTATATTTAGCCCTACCAGTGACAATAGCGTAACGGAAAACCTCGCCGCATCTTCTGCGTGCTTTGTTGGCTCGCTCCATTGCACCGCGATCTTCAAATCTGCGGATTACTTCCAGCAGTTGCATCGGCTCAATATCCTGAATTTCAAGGCCGCCGATGATGGGTAAAATGTCGTCATCAAACATTTTGGCAAGTTCAGTTGCATAGCCTACTGACCAGACTTGCTTCTTGTGCTCGTACCATTCCTTGTAAATCGCACTAAAGGAATTGTTGTTAGACGAAGCCTTTTTCGCTTTTACCGGATCGATGCCAACCGAGATGTCTTTCCTCGCGGTCCATGCTTTATCCCTTGCCTCCTGCAAAGTCATAAGCGGATATTTTCCGACGGTCAGGATTTTCTCCTTACCGTCAATCTTGTAGCGAAGCTGCCATACCTTTTTCCCGGATACAGGAACATAAAGGTACAGGCCATTACCATCGAGAAGGCGGTATGGTTTTTCTTTCGGCTTTGCTGCTTCAATCTGCTTAACGGTGAGCATGGGTAAAAATCCGGTGGGTAAAATTATTTTATCCACTTTTTACCCGTCATGGAGTGCGGCTGTCAACGATCTGAAGCGAACCATGACGAACTGTGAATCTACGGAAGGCTTGATATTCAGGGGATTTTGCGGACTGGTACGGATGGGAGCGAACTGATAAATGGTGTCCCCTGCAGGAATCGAACCTGCAATTAGCCCTTAGGAGGGGCTCGTTAT